AGACGCCACATTATCTTCAGTGAGTTTCTGATAATGAGCGGTGCGTTGGGCAACAAACTCGCTGGGGGTCTTACACAAGATAAGCCCACCGGACTCAATAGAGTCCTTAAACCGACTATTTGGATCGGTCATTGTAAACGCCTCAGGATGTTCCGAAGCCTTCACGGGTTCCCAACCTTCTCGTAGTTTGGACGAGATGTTGTTTACGTCAGGAGTGCCCAAGGTGCTGATACGAATCCAGCGGTAAGAATATCCCGGTTCCTGATTAACCTCAGGAAGCAGCGAAGGCGGTGCCCAACTTTTGGGTCGGGAAGACGCTTCACGGGTATCCATGTCACGAGAAATTCTGTTTTCAGCCATTGGTATCACCATTTAGTTTGATCATTTCTTTTGCGTATTGCTCTGGGGTCAGCCCAAGTTTTCTAGCTAAAGAAACCTGAGTTGCCGTCAACGTGACTTTGCGGGGGGCCGTAGAACGCTTTGCGGAAGCCACCACCGTACCGGGGCGTTTCTTATCGCTACCCTCAAAATTTTCTGGGAATCTACGCCGCATCTCTTTGTCGATACGCGAATAGTATTCGTCAGAAGTAGGGTCTACGCCTTCACCCACCAAGTCTTCGTGCAAACCAAAAGCCATGCTCGTCATTACACGATTCTCGCCAAACCAAGGGTTACGTTTCTGCCACGCAGCCGCTTTAGGGTCTGGTTGAGGAGCCGTGTTTTCAACGGGGGCCGCAGACCACCCGTTTCTATTTGAGCTATCTACACTACTAGGATTCCCTTGTAAAGCGGTTTCTTCTTCGCTGTACTGCGGGCGGTAGTTTTCTACTTGCTGTAGTTTTAATTTTGCTGCCAGCAATTTTTCTTGGGCTTCCAACACACGGTCGGCATCCCCAGAATCGTAGGCTTCTTTGTAGTCGCGTTTAGCAGCGTCATATTCACGCTCAAACGCTACCTTTGCCGTCCCTACATACGCTTGTTCGCCGTTATGCAGGTTTTTCTTCAGCGCCTTGTTCTCGTCTGCAAACCGCTTAAGCAGCGTCACCGCTTCTTCGCGTTCCCGCAATGCAGCTTCTTTGGCACGGCGTTCGTCGTGCCAGACCTTTTTCAGTTGCTTGGCTTTCTCCTTGGAGAAATTCTCAAGCTCGTCGTCTTCAAGGTTCTTGACGATCTCTTCCGGCATCGGCTCCTTATTACGGTCTTCCTCCGGAGTGTCGTCTTCAACCTCAATCTCAAAATCATCTTCCAACTCGGCCACGTTTTTGTCGGTTGCCATGTGTTATCTCCTAGCCTCGGTGAATGCCACGCGGATCTTCCACTACACCCTCGACGCTATCGTCGTTGATGAGCCGGAAAGATTTCCCGTGGATGTGAACTCGCGAACCCGCGTGCGGGCGAACAAGGATAAAGTCCCCTTCTTTGCAGTAAGGGCCAGTCGGGAACCGTGAGGCGTCGGAATAGCAATCCGGCCCCATTTTGACTACGAAAAGCACCGTAGTCATCAATTCCTCGTCCTTAATCGTCTTCTCCGCTTTGAGGAGGCCACTATCGAACTTTGCTTCGATTTCGGGAATAGCGCACAGGATTTTGTAACCTGTGGGGTTAGGCAATTGTGTTGCCTGTTGCTCGTCACTCATTAATCATTCTCCAAGTTGTTTTTAATTTCATCCACATAGCGTTTTACCGCCAACATCCCGTTTACAACACCACAGATGTACCTATATTCGGCGTAGTCTTTGGCCGCGCCAGCACCCAAGTCTTCTTGGGTTACTTCAACTTTTCGTTCAATCTCGTTCAAAATAAGGTCGATTACGGTCACTTTTCACTCTCCTTCGTGGGGGTTTGAGCCTGTTGAGGGGTTTGCGTAACCTGATCGCTTAGTTTTTGCGTGGTTTGGTGCATACGATCTTGGTATTTTTCGCGTTCAGAATGAGTAAGTTTCGCCGCTTCCAGTTGTTTCTGCGTATCAACTTTACCCGCTTCAAGCGCCAATTTAGCCTGCTGAATTTGAATATCCGCTTGCTGCGCCTGTGCTTTAAGTTGTAACTCTGCCTGTTGATTCTGCGCTTTAAGTTGAATCTCTTGTTTCCGCAGTTCCAACTCCTCGCGCTGAATGATGTTCAGCGGGTCTTGGGCTTCTTGCTGTTGCTGCGCTTGAGCAGCCTCGGCTTGATTCTTCTGCGTCAACTGAGCTTGGGCTTGCGCCACCATACGGGACAATTGCACCTCGACCTCTTCCGGCAACGACTCATCCGGAGGCGGCAACGGCACACCAAGCTGATCTTCTATATTCTTGCGATACAGGAAGCCAAAATGCTCCGCAACGTGTGCTGCGCCCGCCCCCATGATGGTGGCCTCCGCAGGGGTTCCGGTTACCAATTCTTTGAACTTAGGATCTTCCGACATCCCCATGTGGGCAGCAATGTGCGCCTCATGGTCTTGGTACATGAACGCTTTTACTGGCTTACCCGCAAGAATGCGCATGTTCTCCGTAATCGGATCAGTCGGCTTCTGGTCATCCTCAGTCGGGATAATTTTCCCAATGTGCTTAACCCCCAGTACCTCCAGCATCTGCCGGTGTAGCTCAGGCAAGTCATAAATCTGAGGCGCACTCTGCGCTAACTGCATCACCGCCTGCCACTGCGTGACCTTCTGCGCCATCGTGGAAGCGTTGGGATCGGACACGGGGATGACATCTACCATGTCGTAGTCGGCCTTCTTAGCCTTCCTACCCCCCTCTTCCGGCTCGTAGTCGTACTCGTCAGGAGTGAAATCGCGGATGATCGCAGCCAATAGCCGAAGTTCGCGCTTCATCGCGTAATGTACGCGGGAGTGAACAGACGACATGACTTTAAGCGTGCGCTCCAGAATGGCAAGCGTAGTGCCCACCGGAGACTGCGAAGACATATCTGAAATCTTAAGATCCGTGGTGCTGGCGAATTTGCGCCCTTCTTCCACGATGTTCTGCATCAGGGAAAAGAGAACCTGCGACGGCTCCTTGTACGGCAACGTCATGATGTTTTCTTTGATGTTGCCAGAGGCCACATCAACATCACGGAACTCACCGGGGGAAATGGGCGTGTCGTCCCCCTTAATCCTCATCCCTCGCGTCTTGAACCCACCCGGTAGGTTGGACAGTGTGCCCGCGTCCACAAGCTGGCGAATGAGCGACGTACCAGACTTGGCAAAGCTACCCAACAGATGAACCAAACCAAAAGCATAAAAGCCAAAACCGGGAATATAGGGATAATGAACAAAGTGCTCGCGCTTAAGTTTTTTCTCATCGTCAGGTGCCCAGTTACGATAGATTGCTAGGACGGTTTGGGTGGACTTCTCAATGGTCACGACGTAAGGCAGCGCAATACCGCCCATCTCCATCTCATCGCTGTCGGCCTCGGGGTCTTTCTCGTCGTATTCCGACAAATCCAAATCCACATGCACTTCTAAAATCTTGAACCGCTCGTCGCTCGTGGCACTGAAGCCCATGTTCTCCGCAATCTTCTTCTCGACTTCGTCGAGGTTGCCCCGCGTCGGCTCACCAAGGTCAATGTCCCGGTAGAACCCACTGGCTTGCAGCTTGATGACCTCATTCTTGGACTTCCGCATCACATGGGTGACGCGCTCGGCAGTGTCCAAGTTAGACGCACCGTAGGGCACCACAAGGTCTTCCGCAGGGACATAAAGGGAAATCTGCCGCTCTAGTGCCGGGTCGTAATACACTTTCTTGAAGGCGTTGCCACTTAACCCCAGCCCCCACAGCATCCGCTCATGCTCGGGCCGGTACTCGGTCATGACCTCCGTCAACTGGAAGTTCATATCCGCCGCCACGTTGACCGACGCCTGCTTTTTCTCCGGCGTCTCCTTACCAATGATGGTCGTCTTCACCGGCCCACTCGGCGGGAAAGTCTCCATGATGGTTTCGGCTTGGAACTTAACGAGGGCTTCTGAAAGAAGCGGATGAAACACGCCGCACGCACCACTCCACGGCTCAGTGCGCTGCTCGATCCGCAATCCCAACAACTCCAACCCGTCAATATAAGTCTGCAACCAGTCTTTGCGCGAAGCAGTGTCGCCGTCGAACGCTTCCAACAAGTCACCGGCAATGGAGTTCAACGTCCCCTCGTCCATGTCCTCG